CAACGTATTAAATTATGGTAAGAACTTTTTGGCTATACACGGCTTATTGGAAATTAAACAAGTTAGCCCGACTAAACGTGCTACTTCAGAAAAGACTTATAATAAAGCTGTAATGAAGCAGTTAATTATTAACTTAACTCCAACTGCTAGTAAATCTGGATATGAGGTATTAGGATCAGTTCCAACTAAGTTAGAAGGCAACCCTGATTTAAACTCTGCATTAAGTAAAACGTATACAATTAATTTAACTCCAGACAAAAAAGTTACTAAGTCTCTTAAAAACTTATTATCAAAAGCAACTAATCCTAAAGACGCTAGAATTAAAACTAAAGAAGGAAAAGACATTGGAGCTCTTTCTAAAGAAGTGTTAATTAAAATAGCTGATGGAGTTCCTTTATCAGAATGGGTAGCGAGTACTAAAGATTATCAATTAGCGATTGACGGATTTACTATTTACATGGCTACTATGAAATTAGGAGATGCTGTATTAGAAAAATTAACTTCTCCATTAGGCCCAGTTACCGAGCATGAAGGTATTGTTATACGAGATAAATCTATTTATAATAAGCCGTTTAAAATTACAGGTAAGTTTATTTTAGGCGGTTTGGCAACTAGTTTTAGAAAGTAAGATAATTATTAATATGGCAAATAAGTTACGTAATATTGAAGCAATTCGAAAGATGCTGGATGGCACTCATAGAATGCAAACTAAAAAATCATTTGGTTATGAAAAGCAAAACGTTACTCGAAACGTTGGGGACGTTTGGACAGATGAGAATGGAGTAGAGTGGGAGCAAAAAGAAGGATATAAAATCAATCGTGGTAAGTTTGATGAACTTCGAGCTTACTTACAATCATTGAAAATGCCTTCTACATGTCCTAAATGTAGTGGAGAAATGAAAGGCAAGGCACATGAAAAAATGTGGAAGTTGTTTAAGCATTGTTTAAATTGTCAAGTAGAAGCTGAACATAAAATGAAATTGGAAGGCACCCTTGATCAATTTTATAAAGAGTTTCAATTGCGTAATGCAGAAGCTTGGTTAAAAGATGCCGAACAAGAAGCTAAGGAAATTGTGCATGCTATAAGAAGCAAATTGGCATTTGCAAATTCAGATGGAACCGTTGAAGAATGGTCAGGAGGAATCGATGCTGATGAGCTAGCCGATAAAATTGAAAAGGAATTTGAAACCTTTAAAGAGAACTTTATAAATAAATTAAAAGATGATAACAGAGTTGAGAACGCTGATCCGTCAGGAGATAGCGAAAGTAATTAAAGAGGATGTAGGAGCTTGGAGACGAGTAATTATTACTTCTCCTAAAAAAGACGCTATTGAAAAAGAGATTGTTGCTTTCATGAAAGCACCTGATTTCAAAAGCAAATATCCTAGTTTAAAAATTACTTTTAAACCAGCAGTTAAAGACAATACTTTAATTGTAGATTTGAATGGCCCTTCAGCTACTGGAATATCTAAAAAAGTATCTGACTACGCTAAAAAGCATGATAAGTCAGCTGCGGTAAAAATTAGAACAGAACCTAAATTATCTAAATAAAAATGGAACCAAACGTTAATATATCTAGACAACTTAAAAAGGCAACTGACGCTTTACAAAATGCAATGTTAGTAAAGCAGGAAGCAGAAAAGCAAATCATGATAATGAAAAAAGCTTTTTTGTCTGAAACAGATCCTGCTAAAAAAGAAAGAATTAAGCCTAAGTTAATTAAATTGAATCGTGAATTGAAAGCGTCTGAGCAGGCATTAGCAGTAGCAGATGCTAACTTTCATCGTTTATTGGCAACTGAGCCAGATGAAGACATTTACGATTTGTTAGACCATAAAATTCAAGAGTATATTGTACGTAAGCAGGTTCGTAAAGTAGTTACTGAAACTTTAAAAAAGCTAAAGAAATGATTAAGTTAAAGGATTTATTAAAAGAAGCTGAAGAGCCTAAAGTAATTTCTCTTCAAGATGCTGTATTTGATTTCTTTGATAAGAATAAAAAGAAATTGGAAAAGATGGTCGACGAGGACGAATATGATGAGTTCTACGATTTAGCATTTGAAAAGTTTCCTGATGAAGATCAAGACGCTGTTGCGCAGGCCATGAATAAAGCAGCTATGAGAGCTGGATGGTTTGATAACGAGGACGTAGCTGAAATGCCAGATGAAAAAGATTTAGAGAAAATGGCATTTGGTGAGAAGTCTCAACAGAAAGGAGTGAATATGGGCGATTATGATAAAAAACAAAAAATGCCTAAAGAATCTCCTACAGAGCTCTATATGGAATCCAAAAAAAAAGACGCGTCGGAACAAATAGAAGAAGCTGAATATAGAGGAAGAAAGGTTAAATTAGGAAAGCCTTTTTATACTCCTGGAGGACCTAGAAAGCGTGCAGTATATGTTCGCAATGATAAAGGAAATGTAGTTAAGGTAGGATTCGGTGAGCCAGGAATGAAAATTAAAAAAAGCAATCCTGAAAGAAGAAAATCATTTAGAGCTAGACATAAATGTGATACTCCAGGCCCAAGATGGAAAGCACGTTATTGGAGTTGTAGAGCATGGTAATAGATAAATTATAAAATATATGAAAAAATTAATTGTTGAAGCTGCTAGATTGCAAAAGTTAGCTGGCTTATTAAAAGAAGATAAAAGTAAAGAAGAATTAGCTGTTGATTTAGAAAAAGCATTTAAAGCGGGCCCAGAAGCTACTAGAGCATTTTTAAATACACCTGACGGTCAGTCTGATATAGTACGTAAAGATCTTTTACTTAGTCCAGAAGCAGACGGTGAAATGTCAGATGACAGTGTTACAGTTGGCACAGCATCAGGTCCTGCATTGGATTTTAAACCAACTCAGGCTGAAATTGATTTAATGAAATCAGTATCTTATCCGTTAGGATCCTCAAAAACTCTTATTGATGCTATTGCAAAAGGTCCGGTAGCTAAAGGAATTGTAACATCTGGAAATTTAATTATTGATGGTCATCACAGATGGTCAGGAGCAATTGCTATTGGAGGAGCTAATGCAAAAATTGCTGGCACAGATGTTAATTGGCCAGGAAAAGACACTAAAGAAAAATTAGCAGCCGCTCAAATTGCAATTGCCGCTCAAATAGGCACGGGTAAGGAAATACCAACTCAGCCTGACCCATTTAAGACAAATATAATGGGCGCGAGTGCAGATAAAATTACTAAAATGATCATGCAAAACGTTAATAAACAAACAGACACTGGCGCTCCTGGATCTTTATTAAATGATAAAATGATTAAAGATTTAGTCGGTAAAGAAGTTAGTGGTTGGGAAACAGTTTATAAGTGGGCAGGATTTAATCCTGATCCAAATGCATCAAATAAAGGATATAAATTACGTTTAGCCATTGCAACAAAAGTAGGCGAGAATTTAGCAGCGCTTCCTGATAATCCTGATGCTCCTGAACGTAAAGATATGCCGCAATTTGATCCTTCAGTAGGAGGCCCAAAAATTAATGCTATTACTGGTAAATTAAAAGGAAATAAGCAAGGAGATTTTAACATGGCTCCTCCTTTTAATCAAAAAGAATCAGTTAATAAACGTTTAGACTCTATGTTGAAAGAATCAATTATTAAAGTTAAATAATATGATTAAGCTAAGACAATTATTAAAAGAGCAAGAAGAAGAAATGAAATGTCCTGTGGCAACGCAGGATATTTCTGTTAATTTAGAACATCGTCAAAAAGCTATTGATGAATATGGATATGGGCCATTAAATCCAAACAATCCTAACATTAAATTTTGGAAAAAGAAAGCTGAAGAATGGCAATTAGATTCTATGGAAGAAGCTAAATCTTCTCGTTGTAATAATTGCGCTGCATTTAACATTACCTCTAAAATGCTCTCATGTATTGAAAAAGGTATTACATCTGGAGAGGAAGAAGTTCCAGTTGCTGAGCCAGAGATGCAAGAGCAAGATGCTCCAGTTACTGAACCAGAATTAGATGACACTGAAGGCGCTGAAAAAGACGCTTGGGATACTATAGAGGCTGGAAAGTTAGGATATTGCACATTTCTTAAATTTAAGTGTGCAGGGTCAAGAACTTGCGATGCTTGGGTAGTAGGAGGCCCAATTAAAGATAAAAAATAAAGTTATGGCTTTAATCAAAGAAGTTTTGGAATCGCAAATTAAAACAGCATTTAAGCGATTATATACTGCTAAAGCTAATACCCCTGAGCAATCAATTGAACAATTATCAAAGGATTTAACAGAGGCCATTGACGCTTATATAAAGTCAGCTACGATTATTATTCCTCCTGGTCAAGAGTCCAAAGGAACTAATGCGATAGGACAAACTGTATCTAGCACTGTTACAATAAATAGTGCAGTTTATACTGCAACTGGGAAAACATCAAAAACAGGAGTTGTAAATACTAAAACTACTACAAATTCTCCTGCAGCAAAAATTAGTTAAGTTATGTCACAATCATTAAAAGATATCATCAGGGAAGAATACAAAAAGTGTTTACAGGATCCTGTACACTTTATGAAAAAGTATTGCCAGATACAACATCCACAAAAAGGTAAAATACCATTTCATCTTTATCCATTTCAGGAAACGGCCCTCAGAGACCTTCGAGATCACGATTATAACGTCATTCTCAAGTCACGACAATTAGGCATCAGTACTCTAAGTGCAGGCTATGCATTATGGCTTATGACATTCTTCGGGGATAAAAATATATTAGTTATTGCAACTAAACAAGAAGTAGCTAAGAATTTGGTATTAAAGGTAAAAGTAATGTATGAAAATTTACCTTCCTGGTTAAAGTTACCTGCTGTTGAAGATAATAAATTATCACTTCGTTTAAATAACGGGTCGCAAATTAAAGCAACTTCATCATCAGGGGACTCAGGTCGTTCCGAGGCATTATCTTTATTGATTATTGACGAGGCTGCATTTATTTCCAATGTAGAAGAAATTTGGATATCAGCTCAACAAACTCTAGCAACTGGAGGAGGAGCTATTATTTTATCCACTCCTAATGGTACTGGTAACTTTTTCCATAAAACATGGGTAGGAGCCGAGTCAGGGACTAATAGATTTAATACTATTCGTTTACGTTGGGACGTACATCCTGAAAGAAATCAAGCCTGGAGAGATAAACAAGATGAATTATTAGGTCCTAAAGGAGCCGCTCAAGAATGCGATTGTGACTTTATATCATCAGGTCATACTGTAGTAGAAGGTGCTTTATTACAATGGTATAATCAAACTACAGTACAAGATCCTATCGAGAAACGAGGTATTGATAGTAACCTATGGATATGGGAGCCAGCAGATTATCAAAAAGATTATATTATAGTAGCCGACGTAGCTCGAGGAGACGGAGCCGACCATTCAGCATTTCACGTTATTGATGTAGAAACTGTAACTCAAGTTGCTGAATATAAAGGTCAAATAAATACTAAGGATTACGGAAATCTTTTAGTTAACATAGCTACTGAATATAACGATGCATTATTAGTAATTGAAAATGCAAATATTGGATGGGCTACTATTCAAGTTGCTATTGACAGAAATTATAGAAATTTATACTATTCACCTAAAGATGGTGGAGTGTCAGATGTATCTCAACAATTAGCGAGATATGTAGATTTAAAAGATACTAGCCAGATGACGCCTGGATTCACAATGTCGTCTCGTACTCGTCCTCTCGTTATTTCTAAATTAGATACTTACATGAGAGAGCGAGTTCCAATTATTCGCAGTCGTCGTTTAATGGATGAATTGTTTGTATTTATTTGGAATGGAAGTAGAGCAGAAGCACAACATGGATATAATGACGATTTAGTAATGTCATTTTGTACAGGTTTATGGATAAGAGATACGGCACTAAT